GGCAAGTTCTCCGCCTCACCAATGTCAAAGGAAGAGTAAGGGTCCGAAATGTCAGAATCCTCAGAGTCAGTGCGCGCACCGCCGCCAAGATCGACATCGCGCGGCCCCTCACCATCGCCCCCCAGGTCCGGGTCTGTGCCACGAACGGGTTCGTCATCATCAAGCTCACTGTCGGAGCTTGAGGCATGATCATCGTCACTTGGTCCCTGGGAACGTAGCCCTGCCGCTAAATCGCTGCTCCAACTCTCCAAATCAGAGACCTCGGCTGCGTGGGCCGCGGCTCGATCCTTATGGACAGTTGCCAGGCGCTTGGCCAAATCGAGCAACGTAAAGTTGCTGCCATTCCAATCAGAAGGGGCTGCGCTGCTATAATCATGCGGCACGATTCTCCACGCGTGCCAAGGTATGCACGACAAGAGCTGGTCGACTGTATACGTCTCCGGCAATTGGGCGCGTGAATCCCTGAAATACGAGGCAACCTTCGCGTAATCGAGCTGTGGAGTTACCTCACCATCCACGACACGCCTAAACTCCGGGTCAACAAAAACCCAGTAGCCGTTCTCGATACGCCTGACCACTGCCCTAGGCTCAACAACCAAGTTAGCAACCGTGGAGTGAATGTCAGCAACATTTGTTGACCCCACAATAAGGTCAGACATGAAATAGAACCTACCCTTGCTGTCAATGTCTGCGTAATTCAAGGGGAAGGCCCAGTTGCCTACTGCACGTATCAAAAACATGGCGTCGTTGTCCTGCTGAACGCCGGTCGTCTTCTGCTGGAAGCAATCATCCATGACGTAGCAGAACTGCTGGACGTAACCGTTCCAGTACTCACTGATGCCCTTCTGCCACATGTTGGACAAGATCTCACTAGGGTCGACTTCTCCAACTAATAACATGACAGCGCTCGCAAGCCATTTGATCACGGTCGTCTTGCCTACACCACTGCCACCGCCCAACATAACGGTCTGCGGCTGCATGCGGAACGCGTTCGACTTATT